CTTACGCGGAATACAGCGTCATATGTCTCAGTATTAGACTCGCATACAACTTTGTATCCCACACTGTGCATGTCGGGATTAAATTTTGATACTTGATCTACATTGTCATACCCACCAATCACAATAAGTGCCTTGACTCCAATAGCCTTTTCAATTTGAGAATGATAGCATGGTATTGTAGATGCGGATAGGCGCCATCCAATAACACCACCAGTCCACACTGTTTCACCCCAGTAGCAGCCGCGTAAGTAAGCTCGAAATGCTACTCCGCGTAGCGATGTGTGCCAGTATCCTGCCGCAGAGAGCCCCGACACCACTTTACCTCTGAGATATGGGACACGCGGGAGCAATCGAGGGTTCTCACGGGGAAGTGAAGTGACGTTTGGTGCCACATATACTAAAGATTTAATTCCACGATACTCTAGGGTGGTCGCGTAAGTCGCGCCTTCAACATTACCATGCAGGATATTATCATCCTCTACACTTCTTACAAGTGACGGCATTTGATCGAAATAATCCCGCCGTTGGTATTGACGAACCTCGGAAGGCGTCGGAACAGTATCAGACCACTCATATTCTTCCTGGAAGCCCTGCAGACCCAGAAGGACATAACTCCCAGTTTCAGTCTGGTGAAGAATAGCATCTGAATCTTGGACTGCAAGATCATAGTCACTTAGAACAGTATATGTCACTCCATTATGGACGGCATGCCATAACCCTCTGACTCCATCGTGACAATGCAACGCAAGAACAGGATAGGTTGGATACTCTTGAGATATTTTGCGCAGTTTATTAATTCCAGCCCTCGAGAAGTCGCCAAGTTTGATGTTCTCAGTCAGTTGAGATGAGAGGTCATTTGTAATATCAAGGGCAACAATAACACCGCATGACATGTCTGACCAGGACAAAACAAAACCTCCACCATACTCTACATGCTCAGAGAACTTTCGGTGTCGCTTGAGAGCTAAGTGTTCCTGAACTGCAATTCTTTCAGCAGGTCCAATAGACTCAACAACTGACACACCTGACCGCTGAATGGCATGAATACCAAATGGTGTTTGACCATAAGATGACAAAACGAAACGTGGCTTCTTTGATACTGGCATTTGATGTCGCCGTAGTCTTGGAGGCCGTGGGAAAGTGCTCCTTTGAGACGATAAAATCTTAATGAATCCAGATACTGCATTGCCCTTCATAACATCATCAGCTGATGGCCGATTATTCACAAGTTTCTTTTCAAGATAATCTAACCAGTTCAAGGTTGACTCTATCATTGTGTTTTTGTCAAATTCAAGATCCCTATATTTCCTTGGAGTGACTTGCCGATTTCGAATTCTAAAGGCAACTCGACCTAAATTTCGAGATCGAGCAGAAGACAAGGTAGATGAAAGAGATTCTTTAAGAAGTCGTGATTGATGCTCCCTTCCCAAAAGGTCTAGAGAGTGTGCTTTGTCTTTGAGCACCTTGATAGCTTCTCTATGCTGTTTCGACATGGCAATCTTGACATGCATCAGGCTACTATAAACACTATCTCGAGTATTTGGGTCAAGGTCCTCCTTTTCTGAATTAGCATCAATTGTCTCTTTTAGCATCGATGCACGTAGCATTGGCGGAAGAAATGATGCAGGAGATCCTGCGAGTTCATCAATATTGCAGCCTCGAGTTAGCTGGGTTGGTAAAATATTAAGTGACATCAGTTTCTCCTTTTCTTCCATATTCAATCCCCACCTTTCTTCAATTGCATCAATCATCATGAGCTGAACAAAGCAACCAACTGCAAGGCCTTGGCCGGCAAACGCTATGTCACGTGAAGATGCAAATGAGTTTAGGTAGTCTCCAACTAGAGAAGGTGCACTAGGCAGTACAATAAGAGACACAAGCTCTCTATATCCAAGAATCGGACATGTGGCCCCAATTCCGGTGTCTTGTGAGTTAAATTCTCCCTTAACAGCTGATATTATTTCTTTAACAAGATTTGGAGACACGCTTACCATTCGAAGGCAAATATCGCGAATAGATCTAACCAACTGCAGGAAAATTCGGGCGCCAACTTGTCGCTCTGTTCGGTTCAACACTTGTCCATCGAATGTTGGAATGGTTTCAATTAACAGTGTGCTATCATCTGAGGTTACCATAATGTGATCTTTAAAAGACACTAATTTGCCTGACACTACAATTTCGCACTGTCGTGCCGCTTCCACTGCAATAATCAATCCTCCAGCATGAAGCAACGAACTGCTATGGTGAGACATACCTTGTCCCATATGATGGGATGTGGTGTACCAGACAATGGGTTTCCCATTTTCATAGCATGCAACATCCATTGAGGACATCCATTCAAGAGCTTCAGATGCCTTATCTTGTGTGTCGGAATGAGCGCAGAGTTTATGTAGGTATGGTTTAACTTCAGTGGGCAGAAGCATTCTTCTGTAGGCCAATCTGGCATAGACCACCGATGCCCATTTAAGATGCATGGATAGCGTTCCTAGACACAATAGCATTATGGCAATTGCAAAGTTCGACATACTGGGCCCATATCGTGTTGCGTCTGAGCTTTGTATTCCTCC